CAAGTGTGCTGCGCTCCGGTAGAACAAATTCATGATAAGAAATGAGATTATAGGCCAACGTTGGCGCAGGCTGAATACCTGACGCCGTCGAAGGAGCCGTAACCTCAAGCACGGGTGTTACAACCTTTGCGATGACTTTACACAAGCGAGATTTGCTGGTAGGCTGACGAACACTAATAGTGATCGCCGGATTTCCCAAGCTTATCCCGCCAGAGCGGTCCGCGTACATAGCAACATCATTTTTGATGTTGATAGGGTTGAAAGTTTTAGATGCAGGCACTGCCTGACCATCTAAGATTGCAATATTGGCAATCGCGCCCATAAAGGCCTCCTGGAAGTTAATCAATGTCTTTTCTTTTAAGATCATTGAGAATGGTTATTCCGCCCAAGGTTCCGATAACAGTGTTCAGAGAGACATTTGCTCTCTTTGACCATTTGCCGTCACCTTCGAACGGGTTGAATAGCACTTTCATTAGCGCTAGCCCATTTGCGTTATGCGTGGTCGAGAATGGATCTTTGAAAGATGGTAAGGCCGGATAAGGAAAATCCGTCAGTACTTTTCTCTCAATTTCGATCTTCTTCTGTGAACCAGTACGCATACCAACAATAGGCCAAGGCGCCGTTGGCATCATGCTAAGTGGAATCGTTGTCGCTGAGTAATCTAGCTGATATTCCTTAATGGTAGACTTAGTTCCACCCATAAAGATCAGACCTGAGGTCGAATCTAAATTGTTGGTGAAACTGCCTACCGGTAGGAACCAGTCGACTACAAATGACAACGGTAAGAGTTCCCACGCAAGATCGATCGGGTTTGTTAAGCCTAATCGACCCAAATACGCTTTCGGATTTAGGTAGCCGAGAAACTTCGCCTTATAAGCGATTTTCAAAATGGTCTTTCTTTTCCAGATCTGATCCCATGTGGCATCAGCATAAGGTGAAGAACTACCAAAGGTTCCTTTTAATGTTTGCGTATCCGTGAGTCCTCTGATATCCATCGTCCTAGCAGAAACTTTACATTCGCCTAAATGGGTAGACGCTAATTGCTCAGCGAATCCCTTTAAGTCGGACATAAGAGGTTTCCAACCGTATTGTAATGCTAACCAATGACTAGCCAAACTCTCATGCTTACGTTTGTCATCGCCCAATAGAATCCGCATGTCTCTTAGAGCTCTCATATTATGAGTGGCTCCGAGGGCACGGATTGCTAGGTCGAGACGCCCTTCTCGCATGAGAATATAGCTAGTACTGATTCGCTTTACCGTAAGGTTCATCATCGAATATAACTGATGCCTTTCGCCGATCACTTGAGCCATGTTAACTTTCTGATTTTTAATTTTAGAAAGTAACTTGTTCCTGCGAACGCCGTCAAGCTCAGTAAATACTCGATCAGGGATCGGTAGATATTGCCCGTAGCCACCATTTAGAATAAGCGGTTGCTGAGTGCCAAATCTGACACCAGTATAAGTCTTATCCCACGCACTGAACATATTCCAATAATACTTACCCGATGAGATTAACTCATAGGACGAGCTATATGGATTGTCTGGTAACGTGCGCTTGCGCTTTTTTAGAGCGTAACCAGGGGTTCTAACCCATGTCTTCGTGAACTTCACGTGAGAAGACTGAGCACCATAAGAAATAGTGTCGACAGTCTTCTTTCCGTTGTACCAATCCTGATTACGAGAGTAACCAGAATTAGTCTTCCGGTCAATTGAAATCACTGGCATGGATCTTTCCTTTCTTGATTAGTGGAACTCTTCTCGAGTTGTGACATTCTAAGTCACTCCTAGGTTACCCTAGGTAAGCATAGCCTTGACTAACGGAGTTCGAGGTAAACAATAGAATTAGTAGCAAGATTAACATACACTTTAATGTTATCATTAAAATGCACAGACGTCTGCGACCCTCCATTGTTTATAGCCCCGACTATAATCCAATATCTAAGTTCTTTACAGAACCAGTAGAAATCGGGTATAGCTTTACCATTTAACGTCTTAACATAACTTACCGGAAGATATCCGTATCGTAAGATGAACGCAACTAAGCGAGCATCCGCCGACGGAGTACTTTCTACTAGATAGGCGACCAAAGTCACCCAAGACTGACGGCTCATTACGAGCTTTAAGTCATGAGATCGACGATCACCAATTAATCCACCATTTTTTGATGGTGGAATTCTAGTGGTTCTAGTAAGTCTGGCTTTTCGTATCACTATGTGATACGTATGGCCAAC